TCTACGAATGGCAAAACGACTTGATTGCCTATTGTCGTATGTGCAAATGGTCCCATCGCGAGGTGCTGGTCGTATTCGACCCGATGGGTGGTGCGGGAAAGACGTTTTTGAAACGTTGGTTGTGGTACCATGACTTGGCCACCATCATCCCGATGGCGAACGACATGAAAGACGTCATGCAATCCGTCATGGGTCTACGAAAGGGCAACATCCACTCGTTCGTATTCGATGTACCGCGAGCCTCGGAACACAAGAAGTTGAAGGGGTTTTGGACCGCCGTTGAGCAAGTCAAGGACGGAAACTGCCATGACGCACGATACTCGATGCGACAAGCCTTCTTCAAGCGGCCTCGAGTCATTGTGTTTACGAACACATTGCCGGACTTGGATCTGATGTCGAAAGATCGATGGTGCATTGTGCAAATCCACGAGAATAAGCTCATTGTGGAAGGAGAACGTCGCCCGTGGATGACTGGATACGTTGCGCCGGTTGCTCCGGTGATGCCGGCGGCAGGTGTCGAGCATGAAGAGAAGAAGGAATGAGCAGCCGAAGCGGACTCCCCGGCTGCCGCAGAAGTCTTCTTGGTGACATGAAAGTCCAGTCACGAGCAAGGCTGCGCTAGGGCCACCCCTCTACCCCCATCTAGACCCGGAGAGCTAACTGGTGCAGCCGGGGAATCCGGTCGGCTGGGGTCACTTTTTTTTTTATCTATTGTCGTCGACCTGCCGGCGGCTCCGGTGTCTGCGGGTCTGCGACGCTTGAGTCTGCGGGCTTTCGCTTTTTACTAAGTACATGTACCCACCTTTTCGTGTGGCACTCGAGGATGAGAGGCAGTCAGACAGGTCGTGAGGGGAATCAATGGCTTGACTGTAGGCGTCGATGGAAGAGCCAACGAAAGGTCTTTGTAGTTGGCAAACTCGGGATCGTCGTCGTCGTCGTCGTCGTCTTTCTTCTTTTCTTTGCCCTCTCTGGCGGCATCAACGGCTCGCGACAGAGAAAGCCCTGGGATCTCCGGAAATGGCGGATCCGAAAGACTGGGAAGGGCATGGTCGACACGCACCTTGGACTCAAAGCCAGGTGACTGAATGTTGGACGAGTCCTTGCCCCACCATCGTTGCCAAACGACCCATTTTACGCGCATCGTATAGCGCTGGGTTGCCGCAATGGTGGCCGCGTAGTTAGTCGGAATGACAGAGACAATGAATTTGCATTGGAAACCGGGCGGCGTTGATACGCGACACGCATACCATGATGCATCCTGGCCGTAGTACGTTGGATAGCTGTCGAGATCGGACGGCTTCACCGTCAATGATAGACGAAACGTGGATTTCTTATCCGTCGTATGACTGATGAGACGAGTCGCGATCGGGATATGCTGGGCCTGCAGCTCCTCGATGTTGTCCGGAAAACTCGAATAGAACGAATGCGGGCAGGCTTGCAAGACGATACGCCATGCTTGATCAGCGGCTGTCTCGGTAACCGGACGATCGATCGTAATGATCATCTTGACCTTGCGTACCTGTGCCACCTGGTACACGGCCTGCATCTCCGCGAAACCATTCGGGCGAGCTGCGGGATCGAGAACCAACGGCGATGAACCAATAATAGTGGCATCCGCCGAGAAGTTGCGCGGATAGTTCAAGGGAAAGCCTTGTTGGAACGACACCTTCAACGGGTCTGACATGACCTGGAAAGGATTCCATGATTCGAGCTGATGCCACACAGTGGCGCTCCTGGTCAAAGCCGTCAGCGGATCATTGATTTCCGTTGGCACGAAACGCTGGCGAGGGACATGGGAAGCCCATGACTTCATCCGCTTATGACGATACGATGGCTTCTTCCATCTTCGTACCCAACGTGTACCACGTTTGAACCGTCGAAAGTGACGGCCACGAGTCCGGCTGAAGAATACGCCGGCAGTACGAGCACCCTTGTAGCTGCTCTTGTAGCTCCCTTTACGGGACGCGCCGAAACGCGAGAACGCCGTAGCATAGGAACGGCGCATGGAAGAGTGTAAGACACTGCGGGTTGTGTGAAAGGGTACACCCGTTTATTTTTTAGGCGCTGCGCTGTAACACTGACCTAAAAAATACCTTATACTATCCTTCTCTTAGCCACAACTGGAACGACTGGAACGATTGGAACGATGTCCCTAGCTAGTAACGTGTACTGTTGGGACATGACGGCCAAGGCCGCATTGACGAAGGAAGGGAAGAAGATCGAGCTGGCCGATCTCCGTGCATGGATGGGCAAGAACTGCAAGAAGTGGTGCTTCCAGCTCGAGGAAGGAGGCACGACGGGCTACATCCACTGGCAGATACGCGTGTCGCTGCGGGCCCGAAGTCGTGGATCCGACTTGTTGAAGGCATGGGGGAAGGCCGGACTGCCCACCGTCCACATCAGCCCCACGAACAAGAAATGCAAAGACAAGTTCGAATATGTCGAGAAAGACATTGGCCGGATCGACGGGCCGTGGAAAGACATTGACGAACCGCCCAAGGAGCCCGATGAAGAGATGGAGGAGATTGGTACGAACCTCTACGAATGGCAAAACGACTTGATTGCCTATTGTCGTATGTGCAAATGGTCCCATCGCGAGGTGCTGGTCGTATTCGACCCGATGGGTGGTGCGGGAAAGACGTTTTTGAAACGTTGGTT